GCGTGGATGATCGTGTGATATACAACGACCTGAAGGCCATGCCTGACACCTACATCGATCGCTGGGACTACAACGTCAACCAGCCCAACCCGGGCTTTGGCGAACCCTTCGTAGCGGTCTGGTGCGCGGTCGTGCCGCCTCCCGATTGCCCCAAGCCCCGTACTCCATGACACCTGAAGCAAAAACCAAGGCGCACATCAAGCGCATACTGGACGCACACAGCGTCTACTACTTCATGCCTGCGGCCAACGGCTACGGCCGCGCGGGCATTCCTGACTTCATCGTCTGCGCCAACGGCCGTTTCCTCGCCATCGAAGCCAAGGCGGGTAGGGGGCAGACCACTGCGCTCCAAGAGCGCGAGCTAAGCCGCATCCGCGCCAACGGTGGGCGGGCGCTGGTCGTCTACGACGATGAAGCCCACTTCGACCTTTTGATCAAGACCATCACGGAGATGAAAAATGCCCCAAGTTTCTGATGCCGAGCACAAGCAGCGTCTGCACGAGCTGATCGAGCGCGCGTTTGACGAAAAGACCGACACGCGCGTGGTGTTCCTGGTGTACGAGCAGGAGAAGCTGACGGTGCAGTCGGTCGGTGTTGACAGCCACGAGCTGCGCAACATCATGTTCCACAGCAACGCGCTGCTCGAAGGCGCACACAACCACTGCAGCACACTTCAATGAACCCTCTCTTTGCAGGCGCCCCGTTCAAGCGCATTCTGGTGGTAGACGCCGAGACAGCATGGTGTCGAAAACAGGGACTGTCTTTGTCTGTACAAACAACAGAGGAGTACATACGTGACCCCCGTTTCAAGGTGTGGGGCTTCTGCATCAAGGAGTATGGCGAGGACAAGGCACGTACCCAGTGGTACCGACACGACGAGCTGCCGCGCATACTGCGCACCTACGACTGGAGCACCACGGCGATCATGGCGCAAAACGCCATGTTCGATGGAGCGATACTGGAGTGGGTGTATGGCGTGCACCCGTGCTTCATTTTCGATACGCTGTCGATGGCGCGCGCAGTACGCGGTGTGCTCGCTGGCAATAGTCTGGCGCAGCTGGCGCAAGACTATGGACTTGCGCCCAAGGGGGACGCTGTGTACAGCACGGAAGGTATCTTGGACGTGCTCCCGCCGCACATCGAGCAGGAGCTGGCGTCCTATTGTGCGCACGACGTGTTTTTGTGCGAGGAGCTGTTCAAGCGCCTGTCCCCGGGCTACCCGATAAAAGAGCTGCGTCTGATCGACCTGACGATCAAGATGTACACGCGTGCGCAGTTGCGCCTCGACACGGCGTTGCTCCAGCAGGAAGTGAACCGAGAGCGCGAAGCCCGCGAGGGGTTGCTGCATCGCCTGGGGATGACTGACTCGCAGCTGGCCAGCAACCCGCAGTTTGCAGAAGCACTCAAAGCACTGGGCGTAACGCCGCCGACCAAGGTCAGCAAGACCACGGGCAAGGAGACGTTCGCTTTCGCCAAGAATGATGCCAAGTTCCAGGCGCTGCTGGAGGGTGACAACGACGACATAGCGCAGTTGTGCCAAGCCCGGCTCAAGGTCAAGTCCACTCAAGAGCGTACACGCGCGCAGCGGCTGATCGGTATCGCGGAGCGTGGGCCCATGCCGGTGCCACTGACCTACTACGGGGCCTTTTCTGGAAGGTGGACTGCAGCCAAGGGCTCTCACCAAAACATGCAGAACATGAAGCGAGGGTCGTTCCTGCGCAAGGCAGTCATGGCCCCAGAAGGTCACATGCTGGTGGTGGGGGATCTTGCGCAGATTGAGCCGCGTGTGCTGGGGTGGTTGGCTGACTACGACGATCTGCTCAACATCTTCCGCAGCGGGCAAGATGCCTACGCCATGTTCGGGCGCCAGATGTTCAACCGACCCGACCTGACAAAAGAAAATGCCCCCGATTTGCGTCAAAGTGCTAAAAGTGCTTTGCTTGGGTGCGGTTTTGGCCTCGGATTTGCTAATTTTGCGCAGCAACTGCTAACGGGTTTCCTTGGCGCCCCTCCCGTGCGCTACGACAAAGCATTTGCGCAGAAGCTGGGGGTCACGTCGGCGTGGGCGCAGCGCTTCCTTGGCTACGATTACAACGTGCAAGAGATTGGCAAGATACAGGCCAACTGCACGCCCGAGGAGCTCGTGGTGCACTGCCTGGCAGCCGCGCGCATCATCGAGATATACCGAGACACCGCAGCGCCTGTAAAGGCGTTCTGGGGGCTGCTGGACACCCTGATAGAGCACAGCCTGTACGGGGGCCAGGAGTACACGCACAAGTGCCTGACGTTTCGCAAGGAGGAGATCGTGCTGCCCAGCGGCATGAGTCTGCGCTACCCCAACTTAAAACGTGGCAAAGACGAGAAAGGTCGTGTACAGTGGACCTACGGTGACGGCACCAACAAGCTGTACGCGGGACGCGTGACGAACCACGTCACCCAAGGGACAGCGCGGATTGTGATGACAGACGGGATGCTTCGTACCTCCCGTCGGTATTTTGTCGCCGGTACGGTTCATGACGAACAGATCGTTGTGGTGCCGCAAGCGGAGGCAGAGGAAGGCAAGAAATGGGTGCTGGAGCAGATGACGCTCGAGCCTCGCTTCCTGCCGGGTATACCCTTGGCGGCCGACGGGGGTGTGCATGAACGGTACGGCCTGGCAAAAGGTTGACATGAACATTCCTTCCCATCTCACCATCGGGCCCCACGTGTACCGTGTGGTCCTCAAAGACCCCGGGCGCATGCGCTACGGGACTGTGAACTACCAGACGTGCGTCATCAAGATCAGGCCGCACGCCACGCAGCAGGCGCACACGTTCTGGCACGAGCTGACACACGCCATCCTGCACGAAATGCACCGTGATGACCTGGCGCGCGACGAGGGCTTCGTCTCTGACTTTGGGCGCCTGCTGCATCGCGCCATCAAGACTGCGAGCTTTGCATGAGCATGTTGAGCACTCTTTTCGAGTTCGTCGGCTTCGTGGTGTGCTGCGTGGCGCTCCTGGTGCTGCTGGGTTTTGCCACCGGTCGCTTGAAGGTCAAGCGTGTCAGCGTCGAGGAGTTCGAGCGCCAAGTGCGCGAGGACGCGGAGCGTGACAAATGACAAAAACCGCACTGTTCTGGGTCGTGGTGGCCTCGGGGGTCGTAGTCAGCACTTGCGGACTCGTACTGCTTTGGCACTCGGTCTGCGGAGTAATCCTCGAAAGGAGCGATAAATGAGCAGCACGTGGAGGCCCATCCCCGGCTTCGAGGGGCGCTACAGTGTGTACGGTACAGCGGTAACGTACGTATGCAGTATTTGTACGGGGGCGGTATGGCGAACCTGAGCTGGAGCTATAGCTCGCTTAAAGATTTTAAAAACTGCGCGAGGAAATTTCACGAAGTGCGCGTGCTCCGGAAGTACCCCCGCGAGGAGACGGATGCCACGCGCTACGGCACCGCGCTGCACCTGGCTGCTGAGGAGTACATACGGGACAGCAAGGCGCTGCCGCCTGAGTTCTCCTTCATGCAACCGACGCTGGACGCGCTCAACGCCCTCCCCGGGCGCAAGCTGTGTGAGCACAAGATGGGCGTGACGCAGGCGGGGGAGCCGTGCGATTTCTTTGCCCCCGATGTGTGGTCCCGAGGCGTGGCGGACCTGCTCATCATCAACGACGACAACTTCACGGCCTCCGTGTTCGACTACAAGGGGCTCCCACTCGACACTAAACTGCCCACTCCTGGCGGGTACGTGACAATGCGGGACATCAAGGTGGGCGACTTCGTTTTTGGCAGTGATGGCCGTCCTTGCAGTGTCACGTTTAAGTCTGAGGTGCACCACAAGCCGTGTCTAGAAGTGCTGTTCGATGATGGCGCACGTGTCACGTGTGACGAGGATCATCGCTGGGCGCTTTCAGACGGTACAGATACGGAAGCTAAATTTCTGCGCCCCGGGGCGAAAATACCTGTGGCAGCGCCGCTGAAAACAGCGTCTGTTGACTTGCCTGTCGACCCCTACGTTTTTGGTTTGTGGCTAGCAGACGGTAAGCACACGTCCGGTGAGATAACTAAGCCCGACGCTTTCGTCTGGGAGGAGATAGAGCGCAGGGGTTTTACTTTGGGGAAGATGTCCCCCCCGGGAGTTTGTCGTGTACAAACGGTGCTGGGACTGCACGCAAGCATCAAGAGGCTCGGCGCGCACGGAAACAAGCACATCCCCCCGTTGTACATGCGCGCTTCTGAAGCTCAACGACTGGATTTACTGCGGGGTATCATGGATGGAGATGGGTATGCCAACGCGAAGCGCCAGCAAGCGGTACTGAATACGACAAACGCTGAGTACGCACAGCAGGTGGCGGAACTGGCAAGTACGCTTGGCAACAAAGTGTACGTAGCAAACACGACAGCACAAGGTTTCGGAACAACAGTACCTGCGTACCAAGTAACTTTTAAGGCAACGGTACACAACCCGTTTTTGATGCCCAGGAAGGCAGTGGTGCTAGGTCCGACAACAGTACGTTCTCGCAGCCGTCGTGTGCGCTCGGTACTGCCCGTGCCCTACGTGCCGACACAGTGTATCGGAGTAGATTCACCGGATCACACGTATCTGTGCACCGAGCGCTGTGTTGTGACACACAATTCCGGGAGTGACAAGTACCCGGACCCTGACCAGCTCAAGCTGATGGCGCTGATGGTGTTCGCGCACTTCAGGCACATACGCGTTGTGAAAGGCGGCCTGTTGTTCGTGCTCAAGGGCACGGTGACGCGCATGCGCCTGGAGGTCGAGAACGCGGACGCGTCGTGGTGGTATTTCCGCAACGACGTCGCCAAGCTGGAGAAGGCGCACGAGACGGGGGTATGGAACCCTACGCAGAGTGGCTTGTGCAGAAAGCACTGCCCCGTGCGGACGTGTGAGTTCAATGGCCTTCGATAGGAGAAAACCATGGCTACCAAGCGTGACTACAAGCAAGAGAACAAGTACAAGGCCCAGCCCGAGCAGATCGCGGCGCGTGTGCGCCGCAACAAGGTGCGGCGCGAGGCTATTGCCGAGGGCAGGGCCAAGGTGGGCGACGGCACCTCCGTTGACCACAAAACGCCCATTTCCAAGGGAGGCAGCGACGCGGACAGCAATCTGCGTGTAGTGCCTTTCAACAAGAACAGCTCGTTCTCGCGCAACTCTGACGGTTCCGTCAAGCGCAACGTGCCGAAAGGAGGCCGGTGATGGCTGTACCATCCCGCGATATGCTGACCTGGACACAGAGGCAGCTAGCACAGGACCAAGAGGTCGTGCGTGAGCAGCAAAGACGCGACCAGGCCCTTATGGACGCGTACGACAACCCACACACGTGGGGGCGGTCCTCGCAATCGTTTCAGCTCGACGAGAGCGAACTTAAGGCGATGGAAAAACTGCGCTTTGAGATGGAGAAATCGCGCGAGGAAGCACGTTTGAAGG